TTTACCACGTATATATACGTCATTATAAGGTGCTTCTGGACAGGTGTATCTCAGACGATAACCTTCCTTACTGGGGTGTGGAATGTCAAAGTTCTTCTTTGCAGAAAGAATGTGGCCACCACAACGTGACATGACCTCTCCCTGAGCAATCAGGTTGAGACCAACGTTGACATTCAAAGCGGTGTCTATGTTTCCAAGGAAAGCAGATCCACCTTGAACTGCAAGAGAATAAGGATTATTGACTCCGGTGCAAAGCGCACCTGGAATCAAAGGTGGTGTCTTCAAATCTGTGTTCACACAAGGACCAATCATGGTCGTTGCCCAAACATTTGGGAATCCACCAGGGGATCCCATCATCACGGGACCTTCAATGTAAGAAGATCCACGAATCTCCAATGGTCCAATGCCAAGTGCGATTGGTCTCCCTTCTCCAACGAAGAGTCTTTTACCAACGTATAAATCAGGTACCTTCATAATTTGTTTTGATCCTCGTTTGTTGATCCGCCTTTCGATCCAATGACAGATGTTGCTCCATCAGCCATGTCAACCAATCCACCGTAAATGTTACAAATTCCTCTTCCAATCATCTCAACTGTTTTTTCAGAAAAGATTTTGCATGAGACCTTCCCACTGATGTCAATGGATGCAGCGTTTACAATAAATTTTTCATTTGCATTTATTGTAACAGATCCATTCTCACCATCAGGACCTTTTGCAATCATTTCAATGTTCTTAGCTTCAATTCTAAGAGTGCCTTCTGGACAGCGAAGAACCATGTCCCCCTTCTTGGCATCCATGTAGATGGCAGGTTGACCTTTTTCTTTGTCAGTGTAACCATCGCCAGCAACCACCTGAAAAGCACCAGGTGAAACACACATTGTTCCGTGTTTCCTGTGTGGTTTACCTGTTTGGTCCATCGTAATGTAATGACGCCACGTTTTACCGTTGCGAAGCATCACAGCAGATTGCTCATTATCACTGTGAATGTGACCAAATTTGATCTCACCCTCTGCGGTTCCGTATCGAACCTGGTGATAATTCTTTCTTTCTGACATTAGAATTTACCTACACAATCCACAACAGTGACAATCTTATCCTGAAGTTCTGGAGTCTTGACTTCATCCTCACCAACTCGATCAACACAGAACTTAGGAAGAAGTGATGCGTTGAATCCTGTGTCGGAGCGAATGTAAATCTTAGGAAGTTCGATGAATCCTTCACCAGATTCTGTAACTTTTACAGACAATACTCTTCCCATTGCATCAAACTGTGCTTCCGCAGTTGCACCGTTTGCTGGTTCAATTATAACCTGATCGCCTGGTTGATAATTGATTCCCGCGTCCTCAATGATTACTTCGCAAAGATAAAGAATAACAGGATAGGAACCGTCACCTGAAGTAGGATAATTTCCCTGATTCCTGGTATAAATTGGACGGGGTGTTGTAAATCTACCTGGTCTTTGAACAACATGGTTGCTGCACCCTTGAATGGTTTCTCCACCAGTCGTGGGATCATTATCAATTGGTTCAGTAACAACTTCTGTCCCACATGGAGTATTTACCAAGTCACCAGGTTGAACCTCAACAACATAATCTGGAGGAATGGGAACTTCAAGATCTCCATTTGGATGAGAAATCTCTGTGTCATTTGGAGTTGCCCAAACTCTTCCATTACCACCAGTTGATCCGTTTGGTGTTGGGAGATAACCAGTTCCACCTTGATTGATGATGAGATCGATGATTCCTCCTTCATCATTCAGAACAGGTGTGACAACTGCACCAGATCCGTTTCCACATGCATCCTCAACATGTGCACTGCTGAACAAGTCATAACCAAGACCAAAAGCAACTGGATCATATCCAATGACAGAACCAGCGGATGAAACAATCAGGTTTCCGAGTGCCCCCTTTCCTTTTCCGATGAAATCGATTGTTGGTGGTCCACACGCTTGTGGTCCAGTGAAACATGCACTTGCACCGCTGGCAAAAACATCTCCAATGTTTACAACTGGATCAATAATTTGTCCAAGTGCTGCACCAGTGCTGCTGATCGTGTTGCTCACTGTGGATGCAACATCATTAGCAACGTTCAAAACCTGAAGAATGTCTCCAATATTAGTGCTCTTTGGTCCACTCCAAATGCTCCATTCGTTAACTTCCTGACACTCATTCTGAGTTTCGCAGGAGAGGAAAGAGAGAAGATCCTTAACAACGTTGGCAACAATGTCACCGACACCAACGACTGATCCAACCAGAGCATTCACACCACCCATGATACCGCTGATTGCATTCTGAATTCCAGAAAGCATTTGACCCAGCATTTGACCCAGAGAGTTGGTAATGAAACACTCTGCTGCATTGACGATCTTCTTCGCTGCTCCGATAATAAAGTTAGCAACCATTCCAAGAAGACCTTTGATGAGGTTCTTGAACAAACAAGCAATCAGGTCATTGACAGTTTCGACTTGCTTTTTGAGTTTGGGTCGATCACTTGGGAACAACAAGAAATAAACTTTCTTCAGAGCCTTATTGACCTTGTTGGTAATTCCTTTCTGAATTTGATTCAGAATGTCTTTGAAGAGAGAAGCAACCTTTTTTGATACTTCCTGGATCTTATCATTGATTTTCTTTTGAATATCAGCAGTCTCTGCAGAAATTGCATAACGGAAGTCATACAATGACTTCTGCAGTTTTTGAATGTCATTGATGGCATTCTGAATCTCTTTCTGAATCTTACCCATTGGCATGGGTTTACATTCTTCAGTCTCAGCAAGTGGTTCTTTCTTCTTACCTTCTTCAGCAGCATCCCAACTTGCCATGTCAATAATGGTGTTGGAAGCTTGCATACTCTCCGACCAATTCATGTTGATCGCAGCACCAGACCAATAATCAGGAGTCGCTGTCAGACCGCCAGGAAATGCCTTTACAAGATAAGGAGAGATCTTCTCATCCTCTAAGAAACCACTAAAAGACTGATATCTCTTATCGGTTGGTGGATACTTAAGAATCGCATTCCAATCATTAAACCCAACAACACTAACGATGATTGGAAGTTGTTCATCAGTTCCATCCGCAAAGTAACCCTTTACAGTTGTTCCCTGTGTCAGGTTTGCACTTTGACCAGATCCTCTTCCACCACCACCAGCAGTGACTGGATACTCAACATATGCCCAAGGAAGATCCTCATCTTTGATTTCACTCAAATCTTGAGGGTGCCTTCCCTGAATGGCAACACGGTATCTCTCACCAAAACCTCTTTGATCTACGTTGTTTTGTTTAGATGGTTTTCCTTGTGAGTTATCAGCCCATGATGCCTCAGAAGCAATCTGACCATACCACTCAACCTTTTGACCCTTACCAAGGTAATGTAAATTTAATTCTTGTTGTTCAGCCATTAGAATCCTCCTCCTTTCTTACCAAAGGAGTCTCTCACGAGACCAAGACGTGTAAATGAATCATTTGGAGTTATGCGATGACAAACGTGGGCTACCATGTATTTACCACCAGTTTGCTTATTATTTTCTTTGTTCTTCTTGCCTTCGAGTTGTGGGAAATCACATTCAATCATATCTCCTGCTTTGATTGTAAAGTCTCCAGGAATCGTGATGGTGGTTTGAACCGTAAACATCTGCTGATATCTCATGATGGTTTGCAACAGTGTTTTTTGAGCATCATAATTCGGAATCGCATTAGTCCCCCGTCTCCAATTGGAAAGTTGTTCTTCTCCACTGCCACGAGGATTGACTCCATAATCCATCAGATGATACATAATTCTGGATGGTTTTTCAATGAACTCTGGATTCACATTAACGTAATCGGGTCCAGCAGTTTGCGCTGTTCCCTTCTGTTTATTGATATCGAGATTGACCTGAGTGAACTCGTGTTTGAAGTAATCAAAAAGATATGCTTGTGAATTATAAGCACCCATCATGAGATTTTCATCCAACTCAATGTCACTGTCAATATCATAATCAAGAATCTTCTCATCATAACCAGGAGGAAGTCCTGGAGTGTCATTGAAGATGTATTTCTTCTTTGCTTCTTTTCCGAACAAATCATCGATGGATTTGAAGTAAAGACCATCACGAGTTTGGAAAAACAAGAATCCACCAACATCTCCTGTTCCTTTTGTTGGAACAGATTTGCTTGCTAACCAGGTGCAGATGTAAAAGGGTTTCTTATAATTACCATAAAAATTATATTCCAATGAAGTCTCATCAACTTCAATCTTTGACTTTGTTTTCAGAACATCTTTTAGAATTGTTTCGACGTTATCAGAAATCTTTCCCTCATATCTTTTGATAACTCTTGACTGCTCATTCATGAAATAATCTCTGGACGCAAAATCCAATCTGTAGATGTCCTTTGTGGATCCTGGCATTCCAGTTCTCACACGATTCACATGCAACCCACCGGTGACTATGATTGAATTTCCAACTGCATCTTGAACAACAATGTTTGACTTTTCTCCACCACGAATTGGAAGACTGTCTAGAATTCCAGGTGCTGGACCACTCTGCTCATTACCCGTTTCGACAACAGTAGCATTTGATGAAATGTAATTCGACATTACACTTTCATAATAATTATACTCGACAATGGCAGCAGAAATGTCCTTTGGTTCACCACCTTTGTTGGGGGTGATCTCAAACTTTTTAATATTACCTGCGCCTGTAGATGGATTTTGATTTGTCATTATTGTGCCCACATGGCAGCGTGGAATCGGGATCTGAATGAACTATTTACCACGGTACGCTCACTTACTCCTGATCCTCCAGAGGGAGATGCAGAAGATGGAGATGGAACCGAAACTTGTGGTTGAGGAACTGGAACTGGAACTGTGACTCTTCTCGGTGTCTGATCTGGTGTAATTGTTTCAGCAGCAGGAGGTTTGGATGGTTTGACATCCGAACCACTTATAACTTTGAAAAATTCTGCTGCTTTTTCTTTAGGAACTTCAACATGAACATGATCAAAGTGTCCAGAAGATCTCCAAATGGTTTTATAACCACGAGATTTCCAAAACTCATTAACCATGTCACCTTCTCTTGAACTGTTTGGGACAGGAATGTCAAAAGCACGGTTTTCGTGGTGTCCAGCACCCTTGTGAAGTTCGATCTCATATGAGGTGTCATCAGCAAGAGGACTAATGTTGTAATTTCCACTTCCATAAACACCCATTTCACGAATCTGATAATACTCACCAGTTGCTGTGGGTTTTCTCTCTGCAGATGCACCAAATTGTGATTTTCTAAACTGTCTGAATTGTAAAATGTCAGAGGAAACTCTACTTTGTCCTGCTTGAGGTTGAGCGGCAGGAGGTCGAGATGCAGCACTTCCTTGCTGTCTCGAATACATAAGAGCATCAGCAGTTTTTTGTGGAGTAATTGATGCTCTGTTGTTACCAGTTCCAGCATACAAACTTGATCCTGCTTTAATATCGGTTTTTGGAACACCAGGGGCATACTCACCTGCCTTCATATCACGAGGGACACCAACAGAAGCAAACTCTGCTGCCAACTCTAATTGTGCAGTCTCAAGTTCAGAATAATCTTTAAAAGTATTGATTGACTTTCCACTTATAAACTTACCAACTTTTGCTCTCTTTGACTCAAGCATGTAATTTCTAAACATGTCTTGAGTTCTTTCATCAAATTTTTGTTTTGATGTATCGATCCCCTTTGATCTTAAATATCTGATAAATCCCACCATCGTTTTGGGAATTATCTGATATTTACCAACAGCAAACAAATCACCACCATAACCATATTGATTTGTATGAACCTCATCAACAGTCATGTCTGTGAGATTTTTACCAAGAACAGATTTTGCGCCTCCAGGAGTGTCACCTGCATTTCCTCTGTTGACAGAGTTAACTCCACCTTCTGCTTTAGAAATCAAATCAAAAAGAGACCCAGATCTACCCATATCCTCAGTTGGTTGGACAGCAGGAGGTGCAGAGGAACCTCCCCCAAATTCTTTTGGTAATGCATTGATGGCATTTTTCAAATCCATGTCCAATCCAGTAAACTCTTTAAGTTTCTCCGAAATGGCATCAATTGAGTCCTGAATTGGTGGATAAGATAAAACTTTTTTTGTAAGTTTGATTCCTTCTGACCCAACCCACTTTACAAATTTAAAAAGAGGATCCAGAACCCACTTTTTCAAATTCTTGAAGAATGGTTCAAGTTCTTTTTTGGTTTCTTCCCACCAGTCCACCAACTTTTGCCAATTCTTAGAAATATAAACAACAATCCCCCCAAGCAAAACATTTACAAAGAATTTCTTCATCTTTTCGAAGAACCCCAACTTCTCATCAATTGCTTTTGCGACTCCGATTGCTCCTCCAACCAATGCCAGACCTTTATTCTTCAAAAATCTCAAAAGATTTTCTCTTTTTCGTGCTTTTTGTTGATTATCCTTTTTCTCAAATTTGAATTTCTCACCAATAACACTTCTGAGAGAATTAATTGCTCCACCAAGACCTGCAAAAGCAGCATCGAGAGGATTGATTCCAGTATCAGCAATGTCTTCTTTTTTATTGTCAACTCTGACTGGTCGTGCCTGAACAATCTGAGAATCCTTTACTTTAACAATTGCACCGCTCTTCTGCACAGGAGAAACAGAAGCAGGTTCCTTCATGGAGGATGAAGGCAGCATCTTCTGTGCCATGTTGGCACCAGTCTGCTTTTTATTTTCTCCGTCTCCGACGATTCCTTTTACCAGTGCAGAAATTGCCATGGATTATGCCCTCGGAATTGGACTGTTGTAAACACCAGCAACTGCAGCAACAGACATGTTGGATTGATCAGTGGTGGGGAACTTGGGAAGTCCAAGTTGATGTCCATTCGAAGAAGCACCTGGTCCTGGTCCAGTGGGAGGTGTTACTGGAACAACGGAAACCTCCACTGGTTTCTCGATAGCACCATTTTTAATCAGGTCTTCCAAAATTGCTTTGGTTTTTGGATGAGCACTACCCTTTTGAAGACTATCCAAATACGCTTTGTTAGCAGCATCTACTCCTTCTGGAAGAACTGGAGCATCTCTTCCACTTCTTTTTACTGGAGCACCAAAGAGTTGAGCAGCAGCTTCTTGTTGTGCTTTTCTCTTTTGCTCCCTCATTTGTTGAAGTTGTTGGTCAGTAAGAGGAGTTGCTCTCTTATTTCCATCTTTATCATAATATCTTTCTGATGCTTCTGGTTTAATTTCTGGAATTTCTAGTTGAGAGTTCCACTGCAAATGTTTAGAATCAAATTCTTTCCAGTTTTGTCCATCTTTACTTGCCAAGTACTGGTCTAGTTTTTGCTGATCAGTGAGTTCTGGTTCTTTATCTTCTCCAGACAGAGCTTTTTTAGCATCACCAAGATTTTGAATTAGATTTCCAGCCTTGTCCAAAAGTGATTCTCCCTCTCTTGGCACATAAGTTTCATCTTTCTTTCTTCGTCCATAACGCATCTGTATTTGCATGATGCTGTAATCAGTCAATCCTGCCTTTGCAGCCAATTCTGTTACTTCTGCTTGCAGTTTTGCTTTTTTCTCTTCTAATTTCTTAATGTCTTCTGGACTTCCCTTCCTACCAAACAAATCACCTTCCCTCATCGTGTATAACATGTCGTTGACTTGCTTATGTTCTTTCATCTTATCGGTCAACTTGTTAAAAGGTTCCATGACCTTACTAATCACTTCAGGTTTTTGACCTGCCATGTTCATTGCATCTTTTTGTTCATTGGCATAATCAACAACATCCTGTTGACTAAATGTTGTTCCTTCTTTTGTCTTTCCAGATCCATAAATTATATTTGATGCAGTAGACCTGACTTTCTTAGCACCTTCTGTAATCAGTGCTGTGGCACCTGCAGCGGCCGCAAGAGCCAAAAGAGTCTTCAAAAACAAAGGATTCAACAAAATTCCCAACAAAACTCCTCCAACAGAGATCAGACTTCCAACAAACGAAAGAATCTGAGCACCAATTCCAAGTGCCAACAACCCAGCAATTCCTAAGAGGATCTTGCTTCCATGATCCTCAATGAAATCTGTAAACTTTTTGATTTTATCTTGATTTTCGGGTTTTGATAACCAGGTGAACAATCCACCAAGTGCAACCATGGTGAAGAAGTTCTTTAGTTTATCAAAAATTCCAAGTTTTGGAGGTTTAAAACCTTTGAAAAAGTTTTGAGATTTATCTGCAACTTTCTTTTCACTATCCTCTTCTCTTTCTTCTCGTCCAAGATTCTCTGCTGCTTTTCTTTCTGCTTCTGATTGCTTCTTCTCCATGGTGAGATCTTTCACCATGACTTGGACAATGTTATTCACACCTGCAGTAAGAGTGTTCAGTGCAGAAGGAATTACACGAGTCAGTGCTCTTGTTTCTTTTTGATCCTCTGCTTCCTTCTCTTTACTTGCAGTGAGAAGTTTTTGACCAACAGGTTTTTGAACTGGTCTTGATTTTGCAGCAAAGACTTTTTGTGGATCTACTTTTCTCTTTCTTACTTCTTCCTGACTTACTCCTTTTGCAGTTGCTGTTGTTGATTCTCTTCTAACTCTCTTGATCTCTTCCGTAATTCTTATCAGGGCATTACTTGAGATCGCAGATCCTTTCATCTGTGCGCGAACAGATGCCTCCTTAAGGAGCGAGAGATATTCCTCTTGAGTTAAGTCCTCAACACTGTCAATGCCGAGGATCGAAAGAATTTCTTCATCCATTCTGTGAACGTACCTTTTCGTTTTCTTCCTCTATGTGTTGCTGCAACAAAGCGACATAGATATCCCTTTCCCAGGGAATCATGTTCTCAATCTCAGTCAAAGAGTATTTATGGTACTGCATCAAGGCAAAATTGAGTTTGAAATAACTCTCTAGATCCATGTGGATCATGCCTACGCGAAAAAAGAGTTCAAACCCTCCAACACGACGGTGCTCTTGACTTTAGTTTTGGGATTTACAATTTCAATGTTGTGCTGAAGTTTCGGCATTGTCTCAAAGAACTTCTCAATCTGTTTGAACTGAGTGGAGTTCATTTGCTCAAGAAACTCAACGAGTTCTTTCTTCGTGGAATCTGCCGCTGCCCAAACTTCATCCTCACTGTAAATTTTATCAATGCAGGATGCAATCAATTCAAAAGATTGATCAAGAGTTGCATTTCCACCAAAATCAAAATTGTTCTTGATGAATTGATCAAGTGATGGATACTTCATCTCCATCATCAAACTGTCATCGAGTTTGATTTGTTTTGTGTGACCCTCTTGTTCCTGAACTTCAATGTCCTCAATGTTAATCATTACATTGACAGGAGTAACACCATCATCTGGAGCAGTGAGTGTTACCTCAACTTCTTCACCAACAGACTTTGCACGAATGTTGAGAAACAAAAACTCAATGTCAAACGTTGGGAGATTCTCGATCTTAATCCCTCTGGTTTGAATGCAAGATTTCAGAACTTGCTTAATTGCTGTTGAGATTTGCTTGTTATCCTCACTTTCCAGAGCAAGAACAAGCAGTTTCTCTTCCTTCACGAGGAAGGGACGATATTTAATTGGCTTCTTTGTCGAAGGCAACGTCAACTCATAACTCGGAGTTGCAATTGTTGGTAAAGGCATTATGTAAGATCAGATGAGGTTATTTATTAGACGGATGAACGCTTCATAACGTATCTAATATAAGTCATATTGACAGTATATTTGAGAACGTCACTCTGTGCATAAGAGACTGGAGTTGAGTTGATGCTGAGAGGATAAGCACCAACGAAAGTATAATCCAATTTGTAATTGGGTGTATCCTGACGACGTGCTTCAACTCCCTTTTCAAACTTCGTGACAAAAACACTGTTGCAACGATATCCTCCGTTTCCTTCTGGGTAATTCATTCGATAAGAAGCATATTGATTGATGTATTGATTTTCACTCAGAGTGTGACCAGCGATGTAATCAATCCATCCCTCAAACATCTGGACAACATCATACTGATTGTCCACATAAAATGTGAACGCAAGATTGTCATATTGCTTTCGATATGCCATCTTCTCAGTCACACCACGATAATCGTTCATCACGTCAATCGTGTTTACCTGGTGACCAGGAAGAGAAGTTTGTGTGCAGGCTAACTCAACATCCTCACCAGCGGTGGAATAATTCAAACCTCTTTGATTCAGAAAAGAAGCAACTGCTGGGGGTGGTTGCAGCTTGACAAGATAGACAGAAGTCTGAGCAACATTCAGAACTCTGCTGAGAAAATCAGAGGTCTTAACTCTGGTTGGTTTTGGTGCACCAGAATTGGTGGTAGCCATTTATAAATATTGGTACTTATATTGTTATTTAGTGGGTTATGCCGAGGGATGCAAAGTGGCACCAGGGAAGATTTCATCCACAACATCCTGAGAAGTATCAAGGTGACGCAAACAACATCATTTACAGAAGTTCTTGGGAGTTGCACTTCTTTCAATGGTGCGATCGTAATGAAAGTATTCTCAAGTATGCAGCAGAAGAATTTTCAATTCCTTATGTGAATCCACTTGATGGAAGAGTTCATCGTTATTATCCAGATGCTCTCGTTGAAATGAAGAGACCAAATGGTGAGATCAAAAAGTACCTCATCGAAATCAAACCCAAGAAACAAACTGTTCCTCCAGTTAGAAAAGATCGAGTCACAAAGACTTACATCAATGAGGTCAAAACTTGGACAAAGAATGAAGCAAAGTGGAAAGCAGCATCAGAGTTCTGTCTTGACAATGGTGTTGAGTTCAAAATCCTCACAGAAGACGATTTAGGGATCAAACCTTATGGCAAGCGTAGAAGACCTCCAACAAGAAGACTACCTAAAAAACGATAACAGCAGACTCTCTGCTGAGATTCAACAGGAACTCGTGAACATGCGTGATCCGGATGACATCATGACAGAGTTGATGGGAATTCTTACTGACATTGAGGTTGCACCATCAGTTGGAAGATATTATACCTTTATATATAGTGCAAAAACATCACTTATCGAATATGATGAGTTCCCTCTGATTGCATGTGTTGGTGTTTACCCTTGGGGATTCCGTGGACTGAATTATCATTGGAATGATTTTCACAATTACACCTGGGAAGAGTGCATGAGCAACTTTCACCTTGTTTATCCCAACGAATTAGAGCACATGCGTTCTATTCCATTTCAAAAATTCGTTCTAAATAAGTAAAAGACCATAACATTGTCTAATGGCAACAACAGTAAGTTCATCGAGAATATGGAACGGTCTGAAGGTCGATGAAACTACTGACCTTTATTCAGGCAAGATCCAACTGACATCTGGTTCTTCTGATGTGTTGGCATCTTCGAGTAACTTTAACTGGCAAGTTGACGATTTGGAGAGATTTACCAGACTTTATAATAACAGGGCGAAAGGAATACCACAACTCACAACCACTGCATTTGAGAAGACATTTTATAACACAGCAACTCAACTTTTTAATGATGATCGTGCTGCAATTCTGAACACCACGTCAAATTATGCCAGTGTGAAGGAAGCACAAAACCTTCAGGCATACTTCGTTGACACACAAAAAGTTCCTGGTCTTCAACA